CGCCACGGCCGCGGCGGCGGAGATTCTCTCCGGCAAGACCGCTTATGTCCGGGGCGCGAAGGTCACGGGCACCATGCCGAGCAACGGCGCGGTCAGCGGCGCGATTTCCGAAAAGGCGCAGGAGTACACCATCCCGCAGGGCTGGCACGACGGCAGCGGCAAGGTAAGCATCGCGTCCGCCGAGCAGGCGAAGATCATCGCGTCGAACATCCGCTCCGGCGTGACGATTCTCGGCGTAACCGGCACCATGAGCGGCAGCGAGAGCGTCAGGGCGCAGGCAAAGACCGTCACCCCCACCGCCGAAGAACAGGAAGTCCTTCCGGACGAGGGCTACAACTACCTCTCCGAGGTCACCGTCAACCCCATCCCCTACAGCGAAGCGGCCAACGCCGCCGGCGGCACAACCGTCACCATCGGTTAAGGAGGGAAATTATGAATCTCCATACGCTGATTTTCACAAACAACGCCTGCTACAAAGCGGGCAAGAAAATCAAACCGCAGGGCATCATGGTACATAGCACGGGGGCGAATAACCCCGTGCTGAACCGGTACGTCGGGCCTGATGACGGGCTGCTTGGAAAAAACAAGTATAATAATCACTGGAATCAGCCGATGGACCGCAGCATTTGCTGTCACGCTTTCATCGGAAAGCTGGCGGACGGCACGGTGGCGACCTATCAGGTTCTTCCTTGGGACCATCGAGGCTGGCACGGCGCGAGCGGCCCGAAGGGTTCGTGTAACAATACGCACATCGGGTTCGAAATATGCGAAGACAACCTCAAGGACGAGGCATACTTCCTCAAGGTCTACGCCGAAGCCGTCGATCTCTGCGTAATGCTGTGTAAGATGTTCGACCTCACCGAGAAGGACATCATCTGCCACAAGGAAGGCCACGCGCTCGGAATCGCATCGAATCACGGCGACATCATGCACTGGTGGCCGAAGTTCGGCAGGGATATGGACACGTTCCGCGAGGAAGTCCGGCTGCTGCTGAACGCTGAAGAGCCGGAAAAGCCGGAGAAACCGGATACGCTTTACCGCGTACAGGTGGGCGCGTTCGCGTCCGGTACAAACGCGAGGCGTTACGCCGAGGCGGTGAAACGAGCCGGGTTTCCAGATGCTTTTATCGCGAAAGTGAACGAGAATCTGTACCGTGTGCAGATCGGGGCTTTCGCTGTAAAGGAAAACGCGGAGCGATGCCGCGACAAGGCGGAGGCAGCGGGATTCCCCGGTTTTGTAACGACGCGCAGCGGTGAACCGCAGTGAGCGGCAAAGGCGGGCGATACCATTGCAGAAACATCTGAAACGAATCATTGACGCTGTAATCGGCTGGGCCGTTCCGGCAGTGTGCGCCGCGGCGCTGCTGCTGTGGAAGGACGTCCCGGAAGAGGTTAAACACTACTGGCCGCTGCTGGTCGTTGCGCTTGTGGCGTTGTGTGACAGCATCGCGACGTGGCGAAACCGGCAGGACATCCGGGAGCTGCGCGCGATCCACGCGGCAGCGGACGCCCGCGAGGAAGCCATGCAGCAGCGTGATGAGATCATCGCAAAAGCATTCAGGGCCATGCTGGACGACAGTATGGGCACGATTTACGCCGCGTGCGTCGCCCGGGGATATACCACCGAGGACGAACGCCGCAGATACTCACGACTGGACTCGGCCTACACAGCAAACGGCGGTAACGGCGAAGCCGCAAGGCGCAAAAAGCACTTCGACGCGCTGCCGGACGAAGACGAATGGAAAGCACTGCATAAGGAGGATAATACACATGATTAACCTGACTCCCATCATCGAAGCAATTCTGCTGCTTCTCGCATCTATTATCACTTACAAGGTCATCCCGTGGATCAAGGCCCGCACGACCGCCGAGCAGCAGACGATGCTCCGGGCGACCGTCCGCACTCTGGTCTACGCCGCGGAACAGATCTACGGCGCGGGCAAGGGCGCTGAAAAGCTGGATTACGTTGCGGCGCAGCTTGCCGCAAAAGGATATACCGTTGACCGCGCGGAAATTGAGGCGGCGGTCGGCGAGTATATTAACGGCTGGCCGCAGATCGAGACGGTCGTAGAAGAAGCGACCGAAATCACCGAGGAGTGACGCGATGGGCGCACGGACGACATGGCCGCAATTTGACCATCTGACGGCGGATGAGTTCGCCGCCCTACTCCGCTCATCTAAGCTCAGCAGCGAGGAGCGCGAGATCGCAACACAGTGCATCGTGTGGCACATGCCGTACATTGATACAGGCAGCGTGGTCCATATGGACAGACGCACGGTTGCCCGCAAAATGGAGCGGGTGATCGTGCCGGAACTGGAACGCATGATGTGCAGATACAACAAAGCCGGGGCTTGATGCCCCGGTTCTTTTTTTTGTATTAGGTTCCGAGTCCGAGTTGTTCACAAAGAGCGTCCTGCAACACTCTGGAGAAGTTCACACCGCGTGATTCCGCGGCATCGTTAAGCCATGCGGGGATGGTGAGCGTCTTTTTGATGGCCCGTGTACGCTTTAGCAGAGCGCTGGTATCTATTGTGATGATTGAGGTAAAATCCGGGCTTACCGCGGACAGAGCGCAAATATCACTTGCGGCCGGAGCTTCTATGCCGCGCTCCATCAAAGAGAAGAGAAACCCTTCAAGAGCTTCGGAAGCATTTGCGCTGGCTTCGGCAATGCTTTCGCCTTGGGAAAAACAGCCGTCAAGATCAGGAAACTCCACCCAGTAACCGCCGTCTTCGGCGTGGAACAACGCGGGATATGCTTTGAGCATGTTTGTACACCTCCATAATAATGTATGTCAGGGGAGCGGGGCTTATTTCAGCCCCGCTTTTTTCAGGATCGCGTTCAGTAGACCGGGTTTCAACGCTTGATTCCCGTGAACCGGGATTGACAGCGTTTGGTCATCCTTGCGCAGAATGTAGTGGCTTCCGCTGATGCGGTCGAGCGTCCACCTATTCTTGAGCAACAGGCTAACCAGTTCTTTTCCGCTCATTGTCATGCTCCTTACCTCCTGACAAGTATATTATAGCACGTATTGCACGTATTGTCAATAATAATACACGTATTATACGTGTTAATTTTGCCCGCAAGATGTACACGCCTACGCCGCACATGCCCCCGGAAAATTCGGGAAAGTAGTAAAATCAGGGTGAAACGAAAGGAGTGACGCAATGAATTATTACGGAGGTATGCAGCCACAGTACGGCGGATCGTATCAGCCATCTCAGAGCATGTATGGCAATCAGCGGATGGATTTTCTGCAGCAGACACAGCAGGCCGTGCAGCAGCCGCAACAGAGCATGACTCCGGGCGGCGCACAGGCCAGAATCGTATCGTGCCGAGAGGAAGCGGTTGCGTCTCAGGTTATGCCGGACGGCGTACCGTGGACATTTATCGACCATGCGCACAACGCGATCTACTACAAGCGGCTTGACCCGAACGGCACGGCGATATTCCTCGATTTCGCACTGTCGCGGCAGGAAGCGCCGACTCAGCCGCAATACGTCACGATGGACATGTTTGAAGCTCTACGCAGAGAAATTGACGCGCTCAAGGCACAGAAAGGCGGTGCTGTAAACGATGAATAATCCGATGCAGATGATCATGCAGATGGTGCAGGGAACGGGCAATCCTATGCAGGCCATCATGAGCATGTCCCGGCAGAATCCGCAGATGCAGCAGGCAATGCAGATGCTTAACGGTCAGACTCCGGCCCAGATGGAGCAGACCGTGCGCCAGATGGCACAGCAGCGCGGCATAGACGTCAACCAAATCATGCGTCAGTTGGGGCTGCGGCCTCGCAGATAAGTTCAATCCGGTGACTGCAGCGCCGAGTTGATATATTCACACTACATCAAAGGAGGAAACATACATGGGCGATTCCAACGATTTCGCAATGGGTTATGCAATGGGCCAGGATGGCAATAACAACAACGACGGCTGGGGAATGGGCGGCTGTGGCGGCTGGATCTGGATTCTGCTGCTGTTCGCCGTACTCGGCGGCGGCTGGGGCTTTGGCGGTGGATTCGGTGGTGGCTGGGGCGTGAACGGTGCTGGCCTGCAGGGCATGGTGACCCGCGCTGACATCAACGAGGGCTTTGCGATGCAGGGCATCAATGATGGCATC